ACGGGCCGCCGCCGAACGGGACCGGGCCGGCCGGCAACCCGCGCCGGCCGCCGTGCCCGAGCAGACGACGGGACGGTGCGGGGGCGATCTGCCGCCCTGCTGGGTGCAGGCCCGCGAATCGGGCGGCCGGCCGGACGCGGTGAACGCGTCGGGCTGCGGCGGCCGCGGCTGTTTCGGCCGGTGGCAGTTCGACCCGCGCACCTGGGACGCGACCGCCGCCCGGGCCGGACGCCCCGACCTGATCGGCGTCCGACCCGACCATGCCTCTGCCGCCGACCAGGACCTGCTCGCCGCGGTCCTCTGGGACGGTGGCCACGGCTGCTCACACTGGGCTGCTTGCTGAGGTGTTGGGATCCCGTAACAGGAACTGACGACGAGACGAGTTGCCCGAACGATGACTGTCCTGAGGGACTTCGCGGCTGCGCTGACCGAGATGGTCGGCACCATCCTGCTGGTCGTCCTGTCGTGCATCGCGGCAGGCGGCCTGTGGTCATGGGCGACGCGCCGGGAACAGATCGTCTGGCGTGCAACGGAACAGCGGTGGGTTACGTCTCGTCGCCACACCATCGAAGTGATGCGCACCCGGGACGGAGTGAAGCCGGTGACGGCGCGCATCTGGAGCCCCGGAGGTCACCTCCGGTCCGCGGACGGCGCGCATCGCTCTGGCCTGCCGGCCAGACCTGCCAGTCGGCGTGGCATTCCCGGCGGCCATCCGATCTGACCGGGCCGCGCACGCCAGCCGGAGGTCCCTGACCAACCCGACGTGGCCGTGGCGCGCCGATGTGCGATTCCTCCGACCGTCCCTGACCGACTGGCCCCTGGATGACCGCGACCGCACCTCACCCGACCAACCGGCCGGACGCCGCCCCGCACGACCCGGCCGCGGAACGGGCGTTGCTCGGATCGATGATGCTCGACCCGGCCGCACTGCGTGCCGCGGCCGGAAGTCTCGAGGCCGACGCCTTCTGGGTCCCCGCCCACCAGCACATCTTCCAGGCGATCGTCGAGACTGCCTCGGACGGCATGCCGGCCGATCCGCGGCTCGTCGCGGCACGACTCGCACGTCACGGCCACACCGGACCGCCGTACGAGCCGAAGGCGCTCCTCGCGCTGCACGCGGAAGGGTCCAGCATCGCGGCCGCCGCGTTCTTGGACCTCGTCCGCCGGCACGCCCGGAACCGGCAGCTGCATGCGGCCGCCCGGCAGGTCGCGGACGCCGCCTGGGCCGGCGACGACCCGACGGTCGGGCTCGTCCGGCTGCTCGATCTCGCGGCCGCCGACCCGACCGTCAGCCACGTCGCCCCCGTCGATCTCGGCCCGATCCTCGACGGCAGCCCACCCGAGATCGCCCCCACCATCTGGGCCCGCACCGACGGCAGGCCGCTCATCTATCCGGGGCGGCTCACCAGCATCCAGACCGAACCATCCGTCGGCAAGACCTGGCTCGCCCTCGCGATCTGCGCCGAGCAGCTCCAGGCGGGCCGAACCGTCGTCTACATCGACGTCGAAGCCGACGCGGCGACGATCATCGAACGGCTCCGGGCCCTCCAGGTCTCCGACGAGCAGATCCGCCACCAGTGCGTCTACCTGCGTCCCGACCAGCCGTTCGGTCCTGCCGACCGGCTCGCGCTCATCCAGCTCGTCCGGCAACGGCAGGCGAGCGTCGTCGTCATCGACACGCTCGCCGCGATCCTCGCCATGCACGGCCTCGACGAGGACCGCACCCCGCAGGTCCTGCAGTTCCTCGTGCCGGTCTGCCGGCCGCTCGCCCGCGAGGGCGCAGCGGTCGTGCTGCTCGACCATGTCGTCAAGAACCGGGAGGAGCGCGGCCGGTGGGCGCGTGGCGCCTCCGGCAAGCTCGGCGAGGTCGACGCCGCCTGGACCGTCCAAACACTCCAGTCGTTCTCGCGGTCCCGGTCCGGGCACGTGCGGCTCAAGATCGCCAAGGACCGCTACGGGGCGCTCGGCAACGAAGGTGACGTTGCCGCAGACGTCATCGTCGAGGTCGGCAACCAGGGCCGGACGGTCACCATCACGGCATCCCCGCCATCCGACGCGACCGTGTGGGAATACCGGACGCCAACCGCCGCGATGCAGGCCGTCAGCGAGTTCCTCGAGGGGCTCGGCGGCGTCCCCGTGTCCCAGACACGCATCGAGACAGCCGTCTCGTTCAAGCGGGACACGGTACGGCGGGCGATCGCCGCGCTCATCCGCTCCGGGCATCTGAAGGTCGTGCCGGGCCGCCGGAACTCGTTCCTCCACCATCTCGTGGTCCCGTACCGGGCAGATCCGGAGCCGCCCACATCACCCGGATATCCACAGCCTGACGACGAATTCTCACCACGTAGCGCGCGCCTCGACCCCGCCCCGACCCCGCCCCACCCGACAAATACCACCCTCCGCAGCAAACGAGAATGAGAACGATTCGCACACAATCTGTCACACTCACACACATCCTCAACCCCGCCCCGACCCCGCCCCACCCCGCCCCGGGCGGGGTCGCAAAGCCTGTCCCGACCCCGCCCCACCCCGCCCCCCCCCTATAGGGGGGCGGGGTCCCGGCGGGGCGGCGACAGCCCAGCCCCACACGCCCCACCCCGCCCCTGCCAACCGAGGAGCAGACGACGGATGCACGACGCCGCAGCCAAACGCCTCCTGCGCACCCTCACCGACGCGGTCGAAGCGATCGACCGCGACTACCTCCTCGCCCGCCGCCGACTGCGCGACTGGTCGACCGCCGGCTACCCGCCCGGCGTCGGCGCGAGCCACATCGGCTCCGACCGCCACTCCGACCCGACCGTCCGCGCGGTCGTCGACGCCGAGATCCGCGCCAGTCGCGACCTCGACGCGCCACGCGTCGGCTGGCGCGACCGCGACCCCGACGGCACGAAACTCCGCGAGCTCGACCAGGCCATCCGCCAGCTCGTCACGGACGCGCAGGAGATCGCCAGCGACCTCGCGGACATCCTCCGGTTCGCCGACCGCGGCGCAGGCGAGGACGGCTGCGCCCTCTGCGCCTCCGTCCGCTACCCGCCAGACCGTCACCCGTGCGACCACGAGTGCGCCCAGCGCGGCCACCGGCCGCGCAACGCCGAACAGCCCATCTACTCGCGCACCGCACCCCGGCCGCACGTCCGGGTCCACGCCTGCGCGCCACCGCGACTGGCAGTAATCGTCGACGGCCGCCACGAAGTGCCCATCGCCTCGACCCGCCGCGACAAGATCCTGACGGTCTGGGAGCGGCCAACGCGCAAGCGCGAGTTCGGCGCCAGCGAGCATCCACCGGCCGGCGCCCGCCCGCTCGCTCGCGTCACCGTCCGTGCCTACACCGACCGGATCCTCGACCGGGACCTCGAGCCGGTCCGTGTCGCCGACCGGCCGCGCTGCTCTTGGCACTGGGAGTTCGCCGAGCGGTATGGCGTCGACGCCGCCGAACCGATCACCCTCTGGCACCTCGAACACCCAGGCACCCGTACACCCAGCACGCTCATCCGCGAGCACCATCCGCACGACTTCAGTCGCGTCCACCGGCCCGTCAGCTCCGGCCTCCCCACGGCACGCTGAACCCCGCACCCCCGGACGCGCGTCACCCCAGGTGATTGCACCCGTGTGATTCGCACGCTACGTTCTCGTGCTAGATGACCCGGCCTGCGCCCGCACGTCGGTGTACGGCCCCGCAGCCACCCGGCGGGGCCGTCGTCATTCCGCCGGAATATCGAGGTGGTCGATGGCGTGGGAGGGCAGCACCCGGGCGCGCCGGCTCCCGCCCGACTGGCCGGCACGCCGCCGACGGGTGCTCGCACGCGACCGTGGTGTCTGCCACGTGTGCGGTCTGCCCGGAGCGGACGAGGTCGATCACGTCAACGCCGGCGACGATCACCGCGACGAGAACCTCGCCGCGATCCACGGCCGTCCGTGCCACGCGACGAAGAGCGCACGTGAGGGCAATGCTGCCCGCGCCCGTCGCCGTGTCCCGAGGCGCCGGCCTGCCGAGCCGCATCCCGGGTTGCGCTGAGCCGGATGGGGGGGATGTCCCCCATGTCCGATTCGTCCAGCCCGGGAGGTGCTGCGGATCGCAGCGTGTACGGGTTGCGAAGCATCGAGCTCGTCCCGACACGGGTCGAGCGCGTCCCCGACACGGGAGCGACTGATGGCTGTCACCGGCCCTGAGCCGAAGGCGACCAAGCACGGCCGTACCCCGAACGCGGTCGAGTGGATCGAGGTACCGAACGTCCCGTACGACGGCCCGGTCCCGCAGCTGCCAGCGACGCGGCCGTACATCACGCCCGAGGGCGTGGTCCTCGAGCTCGACATCAACGAGCGGACGCGTGCGTGGTGGGCGGTCGTGTCCCGCATGCCGCACTGCCGGCTGTGGACCGACGCCGACTGGCAGTTCGCGCTCGACACGGCGCTGCTGAAGGACGCCTTCTATGCGGCGCCGGCGCAGACGGTCGCGATCGCGGTCGAGATCCGCCGGCGTGAGGACCAGCTGGGCACGACGGGCGAGGCCCGCCGGAAGCTGCGGATCCGGTACGTCGACCCGGTCGAGACGGCCGAGCGCGAGCCGGACACGCTCGAGCTCGGGCAGATGACGGTCCGGCATCTGCGTGCGTGGGCGAAGGACCGGCGCGTCGACCTGGGTCGGGCCCGCCGCAAGGACGAGATCCTCGAGGTCCTCGCCCAGCAGCGCACGCCGGCGACCGTGACGCGGCTCGACGAGCGGCGCCGGCGGCTGACCGGTGCCTCGTGAGGTCGTCTGGGCGCCGGGCCACGACCGCAACCGGTCGCTCGGCTGGCTCGCCGTCGCCTGGATGGAGCACTTCTGTGTCCACGGGCCCGGCGACGTCGAGGGCCAGGCGGTCGAGCTCGACGACGAGCTGACCGAGATCACCGTCGACTGCTACGCGCTCGACCCGAAGGGCCGGCGGCTCTACGACTCGGCGTTCATCTCGCGTGCGAAGGGCCGCGACAAGTCCGGCCACGCTGCCCGGACCGTGCTGTTCGAGGCGTTCGGGCCGTGCCGGTTCGCCGGCTGGGCTGAGGGCGGCGAGACGTTCCGGTGGCGTGACTTCGTCTACGAGTACCGGCCGGGCGAACCGATGGGCCGGCCGGTCACATGGCCGTTCATCCGGTGCATCGCGACCGAGGAAGGCCAGGCCGGGAACACCTACGACTCGGTCCACTTCAACCTGACGGACGGCCCGCTCTCCGAAGGTCTACCGCGCGGCGCCGCCGGCGTGACCCGCACGATCCTGCCGGACGGCGGTGAGATCCGGCCGTCAACCGCGGCGAACGCGTCGAAGGACGGCGGGAAGGAGACGTTCGTCGTCTTCGACGAGACGCACCTGTTCGTGCTGCCGGAGCTGCGGCGCATGTACGCGACGGTGCGGCGCAATCTCGCGAAGCGCAAGCAGGCCGAGCCGTGGTCGCTCGAGACGTCGACGATGTACCTGCCTGGCGAAGGGTCGGTCGCCGAGGCGACGCACGACCTTGCGAAGAAGATCCGCGAGGGCAGGACGCGCCGGGCCCGGCTGTTCTTCGACCATCGGGAGGCGCCGGCCGGCGTGAACCTCGCGAACGTGCGGGAGCTGCTCGCCGCGTTGCGTGAGGTGTACGGGCCGTTCGCCGAGGTGATGGACCTGCGGCGGATCATCGACGAGATCCTCGACCCCCGCAACGATCCGCAGGACTCGCGCCGGTACTTCCTGAACCAGCCGACGTCGGCTGCCGATGCGTGGATCAGCGAGCCGGAGTGGAAGGCCTGCGCGGCGCCCGACAAGGTCGTCGGCGACGGCGAGATCATCACGCTCGGGTTCGACGGTTCCCGCCGGCGGTCGAAGACCGTCACCGACGCGACCGCGTTGATCGCCTGCCGTGTGGCGGACGGGCACGTGTTCGAGCCGCTCGAGGAGTGCGTGTGGGAGCAGCCGGCCGGCCCGGCCGGCGAGAACTGGCGTGTGCCGGTCGCTAGGGTCGGCGCTGCGGTCGACGAATGCTTTCGCCGTTATCGGGTCGTCGGGTTCTTCGCCGACCCGGCCCGCTGGGAGACGTATGTCGCTCGCTGGGAAGCGCGCTACGGGCCCCGCTTGAAGGTGCGGGCGTCGCGTGACCACCCGATCGAATGGTGGATGACGGGCGGGCGCACGAGCCTGCAGGTCCGGCTGTACGAGCAGTTCCACGGCGCTGTCGTCGATGGAGAGCTCACTCACGACGGGTCGTACGCGCTGACCCGGCATGTGCTGAACGCCCGTCGGCGGCCGTCACGGTCGGGGCTGCTCATCGCCAAGGAGCATCCCGACTCGCCCCGCAAGATCGACGCCGCGGTCGCGGCCACGCTCGCGTACGGCGCACGCATGCAGGCGCTCGCGAGGGGTGTCGGCAACCGTAGAAAGGTGGCGCGCATCGTGCGCCGGTGACCTCGCCTCGAGGGAGGGTCCGTGCCGATCGACACGACGACGCCCGGCTCTCCCGGCTGGTGGCTCGCGCGGCTCGACAAGAAGCTGCAGGACCGCCGGCGGCGTTACGACCGGCTCGAGCGGTACTACAGCGGCGACCATCCGTTGCCCGAGGGTGACGAGCGGTGCCGGGAGCTGTTCCGCCGATTCCAGCGGAAGGCCCGCACGAACTACATGGAGCTCGTCGTCGAGAGCACGCACGAGCGGCTCCGGGTCGAGGGGTTCCGCACGGGCGGTGATTCGAGCGCCGAGAACGATCGGACCGCCTGGCGGATCTGGCAGGCGAACAACCTCGACGCCGACAGCGACATGGTGCACGAGACCGCGCTGTGGGCCTCGGACGCGTACGTGCTCGTCGGGCCGCCGCCGGACGACGGGGCGGTCCCGCTGATCACTGCCGAGGATCCACGGCAGGTGATCGCCGAGCACCATCCGGTCAACCGCCGTGTACTGCGCGCCGCGCTGAAGACGTGGGTTGACGACGTCGACGAGAAACGCCGCGCGGTCCTGTACCTGCCCGGGACGATCCACTACTTCGTCGGCCCGAAACCGGCGGCGCACACCGAGCGGCCCCGCACCACATGGGAAGAAGAGGACGAGCCGGTCGCGAACCCGCTCGGGCAGGTGCCCGTGGTGCGGTTCGTGACCCGCCCGAGGCTCGGCGGTGACGGCCGCGGCGAGTTCGAGGGCGTGATCGACATCCAGGACCGGATCAACGACACGATCCTCAACCGGCTGATCATCACGAAGATGCAGGCCTACCGGCAGCGGTGGGTCAAGGGCGTCCAGACGCACGACGAGGACGGCAACGAGCTCGAGCTGCCGTTCATCCCCGGCGTCGATCTGCTGTGGGCGGTCGAGGACACCGACGTCGAGTTCGGCGAGTTCGCCCAGGTCGACCTGAAGCCGGTACTCGAGGCGATCCGCGACGACGTGAAGATGCTCGTCACGCTCACTGGCCTGCCGCCCCACTACGTGCAGGGCGACCTGATCAACGCCAGCGCCGACGCGCTCGCGGCCGCCGAGTCGCGTCTCGTCGCGAAGGTCGCGAGCCGTCAGATCTCCTACGGCGAGAGCTGGGAGCAGGTGATGCGCCTCGCGTTCGCGTACCTCTCCGAGAAGGACGCGCTCGGGCCCGACGCCCAGGTGATCTGGGCGGACCCCGAACGCAAGTCCGACGCGCAGCTCGCCGACGCGGCGGTGAAGAAGCAGCAGGCGGGCGTGCCGTGGCGGCAGCTCATGACCGACCTGCACTATTCGCCGCAGGAGATCGAGCGGATGCAGTCGGACCGCGCGCAGGACGCGCTCCTGGCAGCGTCGACAGCGGCCGCACCGGTACCGCCGGTGACCCCTGCTGACGTGAAGGCGCGGGCCGACGCGATGGGTGTCCTCATCAGATCCGGTGTCGATCAGGCAGCGGCCGCGCAGATCGTCGGCTTCGACGGCCTCACCTTCACCGGCGCGGCGCCGGGATCGCTGCGGCTCGAGGAGACGTAACCGGGCATGGCGTCGTCCGCGCTCGGTGCGCTCGTGGACCGCCATGCCGGTGCGATGGCGGAGCTGCGGCGCCGCGTGCTCGCGTTCGTGGCGACTGTCTGGGGTGGCCTCGAGGCGTACCGTGACGTCGACATCGACCGGTTCGTCGCCGCGGTCGTCCCGGTCGTGACGGGCGCGCAACGGCAGATGGCGGCGCTGACCGACGTGTACCTCGCGGCGGTCGCGGTTGAGGTCCTCGGCCGGCCCGCCGTCCCGGTCGGCATCCCCGACACGGCAATCGACCGATTGCGCGGCGTCGACCCGGTCGAGGTGTACCGGCGTGCCGGCGTGACGGTATGGACGGCACTCGCGCACGGTGAGCCGATCGACGTCGCCGCCCGCCGGGGGTTGCGCCGCGCGCAGTCGCTGGCAGCGACAGATCTGCAGCTTGCGAAGACCCACGCAGCTCGTCATGTGCTCGCCCAGACGGGCGATGTCGTCGGCTACCGGCGGACGCTCACCGGCTCGCGCTCGTGCGGCCTGTGCGTCGTGGCGAGCACCCAGCGGTACCGGCGCGAGGACCTGCTGCCGATCCATCCGGGCTGCGACTGCGGTGTGCTGCCGATCTACGGCGACGCGGATCCCGGCCAGGTCCTCGACGTCGACACGCTCGAAGGTGTGCACGACGCGATCGCCGCCCGGTTCGGCGCGAGCGACGCGAGTGCACGCGACCCGATCGACTATCGGGACGTGCTGGTCGTGCACGAGCACGGCGAGCTCGGCCCGGTGCTCGGTGTCCGCGGTCACGGCTTCACTGGCCCGGACGACCTGTGATCTCGCTGCCCTGGCCGACACGGCCCGGGGCAGCGATTCCCGACACGGGAGGACCCCGCAACATGTTCACCGATCCGCTCTCGAAGTTCCGGCTCTTGACGTCGCGTCCGTGGTTCCTCGAGGAGGACGACGGCGCCGGCTCCGGGACCGATCACAGCGGCGCCACCGGCGACGGAGACGACGGTGACGAAGGCGGTGACAGCGACGGTGCGAACGCCACCGGCAGCGGCGGGTCCGGTACGGACCTGACTGCCGAGGTCGCGAAGTGGAAGTCGCTCGCGCGCAAGCACGAGGACCAGGCCAAGCGCAACGCCAAGGCGGCCAAGGAGCTCGAGCAGCTCAAGCGGTCGCAGATGGACGAGAACGAGAAGGCGATCGCCGAGGCCGAAGAGCGCGGCCGACAGGCAGCGCGGCTCGAGGTCGCCGAGAAGCTCGCCGCGGCGGAGATCAAGGCCGAGCTGAAGGGCGTCGTCGACGACCCGGCAGCGATCGTCGAGGACCTCAACTTGCGCAAGTACGTCACCGACGACGGCGAGGTCGACAGCGACGCCATCGCGCAGCTGCGCGAGAAGTTCTCGAAGCTCGCCAATAGCTCGAGTGACGGCGGCAACTCCAACGGTTCGGGTGCCGGCACCGGCAAGGGCGGCCCGGACCTCCGCCAGGGCGTGCGCGGTGGCAACCGTCCCGCCCAGCTGACCCGCGACGACCTGAAGAACATGACCCCGGACGAGATCGCGAAGGCCAAGCGCGAAGGCCGCCTGAACGATCTGCTCGGGATCACGAGCTGACCTGGAGGGTCACCCGTGTCGATCCAGAACTTCATCCCCGAGGTGTGGGCAGCGCAGCTGCTCACCTCGCTCAAGAA